ATAAAAGGTGCTGAGTTATCTTTCGATCCAGGCCTGACGATAATCGTGGGAGCTACTAATAACGGCAAAACGTCTGTATTGAGAGCAATAGAGGCAGCTTTATTCAATAAATCAGTTGATAGTTCTATATCCTATGGGAGTGATTGTGCGGTAGTCAATGTTTCTTATAATAATAATTCTTTAGTCTGGAAGAGGGACAAAACGAAAGCATCTAAGACCTACTATAGATTGAATGATGATGTGATGGTGAAAGTAGGAAGAGGACAGTTAGATGAAATTAGGGATGCTTTTAACATCAAGGAAATAAATTTATTGCGGACTAGGGAGAAACTCAATTTTTGGAAACAGATGAGATTTCCTTTTCTTTTGGATAGGACCCCAGCCCAGTTATTTGAATTTGTAGTCATGTCTTCAGAGGAAGCTAACTTAGCCCAGGTTCTTAAATTAATGAACTCGGATATAAAAAATATGTCGAGTGCAGTTTTAGTAGTGGAATCTGTAATAGACGAATATAAAAACAAAATAAGTGAAGGAGTAAATAATCTAAAAAGATTTAAGGGTTATCCAAAGATTAGCAAGGAAATAATTGATGAAGATTTTCAGGTTAAATCTTTGTTAAATTTAGAGGATCTGTGCGATAAGTGTGAAGAAATAAATTTAGAAATCGAAAACAATGGGTCCGAGTTGAATAAGATAGATAAGAGCATAGGAACCATATTGAAACTCATTTCTGAATCGGATAAGTGTCTTGCTGAAATAAGTATTTTGGAAAGAAATGGAAGAGAATGGAGACGTGCCTTAGATGAAAAAAATAATCTCTGCAATGAACGAGAGGATGTTGATAATGAAATTAGGAAATTAGGAAAGGTATCAAAAAAAGACATAGATTCGTATATCGAGATTGAGAAGAATACAAATGAATTGTCTAGAATGTTATCTGATTATGATGTTCTAAGAGAATGGCTTGGAAGGGAAACCCAAAATTTGACTGGGATAGAGGAAGAAATAGAATCTATTGATTCAGAATTTAGAAGATTTAAGGTTTGTCCATTATGTGGGCAAACACTTAAAAAATAGGAGGGAAAAATGGGGAATGGAGAAGATTTAGTTAAGAGATTTGATAATTTAAAAAGGAAGAGTGAACATTTAAAGTCAATGAAGATTGTACTTGAAACGAAGATTAGCTCTAAAAAAGAAGAATTGATTTCTCTCGAGGAGGATATATTCAAAAACTTTAAAGTAAAAACGTTAGAAGAAGCTCGAGTATTGTTTAACCAAAGTAAATTAAAATTGGAAGAAAAACTTAAAAAACTTGAGGAGGAACTGTCACCATTTGAGAGTGTTACACATTTTGAGGGAGGGGAACATGAAGAATCTAGCTTATAGATATGAAGATCTAAAGACAAAAGCTATCAGGTTAGATTCAGATTTAAAATCTTTAGAGACAAGTTTAAAGCAGTTTCAATCCTATAAAAAACAGAAAGAATCGGAGATTGTAATTTTGCGGGAAGAATATAAAATACAAGAAAAATCAATAATAGTAATGAAGGAATTGATCGATAAACTATCTCAACAACACATTAAAAAACTTGTAGACTTACTTAGTTTTGCTCTAAAGACTATCTTCTATGATAAAAATTATTCGGTGGAGCTTAAAGTTGAGAATAAACGTGACTCCAAATCTGCCCAATTTTTTCTGGTGGAGAAAATCGAAGAAGAGATTCTAAGGTACGATTTTGAAGATGGAATTGGAGGCGGTATTTTGGCTGTGGTAGGTTTCGTTTTACAAGTTTTTTATCTGGGATATTTCAAGTTAGCCAAAATTATATTTTGCGATGAATCTTTTTCGCAGATTTCAGACCAATACATTGATGGCTTGATGAGTTTTATTCATAAGTTATCCGAGAAAAGAGGATTTATTTTCGTTCTGATATCTCACGATAAACGTTTGATAGATAGAGGCGATAAAGTATATGAGGTAGAAGATGGGGTAATAACAAAATTAGTGAAAGACTGAGGAAAGGAATAGAGACAATGGATTTTTACCAGAAAATAGAGTTAAAGGACAATAAATTATTGTTTGTAGGAGATACGCATTTTAATTCGGTACCTCCCCTGTCGAGGATAGATGATTATTCTCAAACCTGTATTGTCAAATTAATGAATGTCAAAAAATTGAGCATTGAACAAGGATATAAAACAGTTATCTTTATGGGGGATATATTCCATAGAACCCAACAACCATTCTCTTATGTGTATCAGATAATTTCTACTTTAAAAGAATTCTATGACGAAGGGATCAAGGTCTTTACTATTTTCGGAAATCACGATTTGCCTTATGAAAAGGTTGAGAATGTAGTTAGAACACCATTGGGGATCCTTTTACAAACGAATTACATGAAATCATTTGGAGAAATAAACGTCTGTGTGAAAGGAAAGAATATAAACATAAAAGGGTTTCATTATCCGGATAGTATTGTTAAAGCGAAAAAAAATGGTCTGAATATATGTGTGGCCCATAGATTTTATAACTATGATTTCAGTGAGTCTACTCTAAAGAGACAGGATATAGAAGACTTAGCTTACGATTACTATATTTTAGGGCATGACCATGTTCCTTATGATGATGTCGAAGTGGGGGATCAAGTAATAATAAGACCGGGAGCATTATTGAGAGGCACTAAACATGAATATAACCTAAATAGGGCTATTTACTTGGATGCTTTAATTTTTACAGTTGAGAATGATAAAGTTATTACCATCCGTAAACGCCATATACTTGGATGCAATAAAGCAGAGGAGGTTTTTTCGGCTCAGGCATACTCTCCCAAAGGAGATAAAGCTGAGTTTGAAGATTTTGAAGAAAGCGTAGAAGAGCTTCTTTCTAAGATGGAAGATTTTGGGACAGAGCTTTTTTCTGTATACAAGGTTTTAGATTCGATGGGATTGGATGCAAACATTAAATCAAGGATAGAAAAGTATTTAGAAGATTGCGGAATAATAAGGAAGTTGGATGAATATTGTGTTAATAACTAAAAGATACAAAAATGAGGAAAGGAGGTTAAATAAATGGTATCACGAAAAGAAGTAGATTTTATGAATATGAAAATCGAAGCATTAGAGAAAGAAGTTCGTTCTCTTAATAAGAAATACGAAGGGAGAGGCAAGTCCTTAAACAAATTATGGGAGAAATATAAAGAATTAAAAAAAGAGATTGTTACCCTACAAAAATACTGTGGTAAGATAACTTTTGATCTGTCTAAGCTACAACTTGAAAATAGGCTAATAATACCCGCAGAAACAGGCGCAGGCACACAAATTTTGGTTAGAGACTTATTAAAACAACTGATAAATGAATCCGGTTATGATTTGCAATTTAAAGTACTGCAGATAAGGTATCCTACTAAATCGGGTCTAACAATAACCGGAGAAGAAACAAAGAAATAAAAAAAGAGAGGCGGAGATTTATTTCCCCGCCTCGTCATCTATTTTTAGTTTGTATGTCCTACCGCTTTTTCTAACTCCAATTATTGTTCGCTTACCTTGTTTAATAATATCCATTAGTTTTTTGTGATCCTTCTCTGATACTTCTTTTACTTCGGATATTTCAAAATAATCAAACATATTTCTTTTCTTTTTCATTTTTTTGCCTCATCATCAACTAACATTATTCTTTTCCAACCCCTCCGGGCAATCCCCCAACCGACAGCTACTTGACGTATACGTTCGTAGCTTACACCATAGATTTTACCTATTTCCCTAAGAGATTTAGTTTTAACTAGCTCTCTTAATTCACTTTTTTTTATTGTTTTCAAGTTATCGCCTCCTATAATTTAGTTCTTATTTTTACTTCACAAATTAATCTTTTGATCAGTTTGTCAAAAGGAAAACGGTTTTTATATGGTCTAAAAATATAATCATCATCAAATGACTTTTCAATTATTGTTCTAAAAACGATTCTTAACTGATCTTCTTTGCTAAGTGTTTTAGGTTCAAACATCTTAGCTTTCTTTTCTTCAAAATTCTTATCGCCTGACCTTATAGCTTTAACTTTCATTATCTCCCTCCTTTTCTTTCAATCTTTTACAATCTTCACAAGTACAAGTTTTATCAATATCATCTAAATTCATCAAAAAAAACAAAGCATCAATTTTAATAGTTTTACCACATTCGACGCAATACTGTTTTGTGTAACATTCCACAACTTAACCTTCCTTTATAAAATTATTAAATTACTTAATCAATTCTGGATGACCAGGTACATTCTAAATCGTGAGCCTTGCAGTAATCACAAAAGGTATCAACCGCAGATTCTTGGACTGACATTTCTTGCCTATTGCTTAAATGAGCCATCAGACCATAACCGCCCCGATAAGTATTTTTTGAGATACTTAAACCGTTAATAGCTAAATCCCCGTAGCGATCAGGATTACCTAAGGCCTTAAAAGCTCTAACGATTTTAGATCTACCGGCTAAATGTAAAGCAGTACAACCGCATACATCAAGCATAGTACCCACAATCTTATTATCCGATTCATTTTTAACCGCCCACTGGGGACCAGTCTTTTGTAATTCTTTTAGTTTTGATTCCCCGGCTTCGATTCCTGATCTTTGAGCATTCATTAAAACCGCTACAATGTGTTTTGCCTCGTATTTCTTCATTCTAAAAACCTCCTTTATTATTTAGATCAACCTTTATTCTAAATATGAAAATATCAATAGCGTAAGATTGTAATAATTGGTAACCTTCATCTGTGAATCTATCGCTTTCGTTCATTCCTCTGAGCCAACCTAAAACGTAATTCATTTCTTTGCCTTCATTAAATAGTCTGACAATATCAATTTTGATGTCTTTAAGTGAATATTGAGTTCTCATTTTTAGGAACCTCCTTTCTTTTTATTTGAGAAGTCCTGAAAGCCTTTGTTTTTAAGCCTGACTAATAATATCACAAATTAACCTATTTGTCAAGTTTTATTTTAATACAAGGGATAAAACCTTTTAAAAATTGAAGATAGATTGGAATTATGCTATTATCCGAGTTATGAAAGATAAAGAGATCCGCCATTCAAAAAAGAAAAAAGAATTAATACCGGTAAAAGAAGAGAAGAAAGAGAAAGAGAAAAGGAAAGTTGGAAGGCCTACAATATTGACTCCAGAGCTAAGAGCTGAATTGATTAGGCTTTTCGAGGAGCATTTTTTCATGGCTGTAGTTGCTTCGAGATCTGATATCTACAGACAGCAAATTTTTGAGTGGATAAGGGAGCAGAAGGGATTCCAGACCGCCGTTATACACGCTAAAGACAAGTGGATTGAACAACAATTGAAATTATTAAGAGAATACGCCAGAGACAAGAAAACAAAGGATTGGAGAGCATTAAAATACTTACTTTCGATAGCTGATATTGAATATAATGATAAGAAATACCTCCGGGAAGCACCTAGAAAGCGAGATTCTACCCAAATTACCATCATAATAGACCGCAGGGATCTTAAAACAGCAGAAGAAGAAGCGGATAAAATCATCGGAGAAGGCAAAGTAGAGGAAGAAACTATCTCTTTGATCCCCTTCCAGAAGGAAAAGAGAGGGAAAAGGGGAGAAAAGGGGCAAACTGGAAACACTGAAACCCTTTAAGCATAAGGGTTTTAGCTCGCCAACGTCCTATAATGTACGATATGTAAAGTAATTAAATGGGGATACAGAGTCTTGATTTCGTTGCGATAGTATCAAAGCGACTGGCCGGCTCAATTCTTTGTATCTCCACCAATCAATATAACAAAGGCAGGGGTGGGGGGTCTCGGGATTTCTTTCCGAAGAATATCTCCCGTAGCTCTTCCTCAATCTGTATGGCATGAAAAAATCTGAAAAAGTCTTGAAAGGAGATAAATTGATGGAGACTTCAGAGTATAAGACTAAATTGGAAGAAATAAAAAAAATATACTCAACGAGATAGACAAATCAATAGAACATCATGACCCATCCAATACGGTTAAATGGTTAGCGGTTCTTCATGAGATAGAAGAAAGAATTTTCCATGAAAAGCGGGGGATTAGTTAAGAATGAGCCTTTTGGAGTTAAAATTGACACTTTTGGAAGATGTCCTCGAGAAAAATGAGGATAGGTGGAGAAACGGATATATAAGAGCGAATTGGCCATTTGAGCCATTTTTGGAACTGTTGCGAACAAAGGGCAAAATGCCAGTTCCCCATAGGGCTGATATACGCATGGGAGGAGAAGAATGAAGAATAAAGATATTATCTGTGATGTTATTAACGGATATTTTATGGATGTGTCGAATGATGTTATTAGGGTCAAAGGTGATGAAGCGATGGTAGAAGATCTATCTGCTAAAATTTGTAAAGCGCTAAAGATAAGGGAGGAAGATGAACATGGACGAATATGATGAACTTTTAAGGGAAATTAATAGGGAGAGCGGAGAAAAGAAATTTTGGCAAGGTAAAAAGTGGACTGAAGAGCAAATAAGAAAAATGGAAGCACAAGACAAAGCTCGCCTTGAGTCAAATCAGATTAAAAGTGGTCAAGAGATCCAGAGAGAGCAGATGAGGAAACAGATGGGTTTATCCAATACAGAAGGAATGACCATAACAAAGGAAAATGTTAAAAAACTTATTGATGACTTAGCGAGGGCTAGACCTTACTGTGGGGGTATCCTCTCGGATTATGTGTTCTATCAAGATTTTAGTCAATTCAGCGGTTACTTGATTAATAAATATTTCACTAAAGAGGAAGGAGGTAAGAATTGTGGATAAGACCTTAACCAGTTCACCGAAACAAGAAATAAAGAATGAGAATAAAATGACTAATTGGAGTTTGCAATGTATAAATTGTGGTAGCGGGGAAGGAATAAATTTAGTGTCACATCGAAATGAAGGTGGGCATATCTGCGGATTTGTAGTGGTCTGTACAGAATGTTCCGAAGCACTTAGGGAAGATAAAAGATATATCCGGTTAGTAGTTGACAAATGAAGGAGGAAAGAATGAAGGAAAGAGCAGAAAAGGAAATGGATAGGATTGATCCTTTCCATTATAGAAAAGAATGTAAAAAAAGAGGTTTAGCTTTTGAGATAATTGATATAAAAGATGGCAACAAAGTCAGATGTCGTAAAATCTATCTTAACGGCCATATAGAAGGTTTTAAAGGAAATCCCTGTATTGTTAATCATATATTGCCTAAAATAATGTGTCTTAAAGCACTTTTGAAGTATATGAATGAAGATTATAAAGATTTTATGACAAGATATGCGCTTGGATGTTTACCGCCTGAATTAGAGGCAATTAATAGTCTATACGAAGAAAACCTGAAAAGGATCAATGAGATAAAGATATGAATATGAGATTTGAATTTGAAGAGGAAAGAGAAAAAGTAACCTTTACACCAAAACAAATCACTGCCTTACGGATACTTAATGAAAAAAGCGTGAGAGGTCTGTTATTTGGTGGAGCCAAAGGCGGAGGCAAATCGGTATTGCTTTGTAGATATGCCTGGTTATATTGCAAGACTGTAATAAAGCATTTTGATATACCGGTCTTAAGGAGCCCTCTACCAATCTTTTTTATGGGGAGGTTACAGGGAGTAGACTTTGATGATACCACACTTGAGACCTGGAAGGAGTACATACCCGAAGCGGATTATACGATTAAAGAAAAAAACAAGGAAATCATCATCGAGAATAGAGTCAAGATCCAATATGGGGGTCTTGACAATAAGAAGGTGGTTAAAAAGTTTAATAGTGCCAATTATGGTGCCTTTGGCTTGGATCAGGCAGAGGAAATCGATGAGGATAAACTGACTGAGCTAAGATTGACATTGAGAAGAAATATAGGAGGCATTCCTCTCCCCTTTAAAGAAGTCTATACTGCTAATCCTGCCGATTGCTGGTTGAAAGACCAATTTGTTTCGGGCCACAATAGGAGATTCGTTTTTCTTCCTTCCTTGCCTTCAGATAATTCTTTCTTGCCTGCCGACTATGTCTCCAATATGGAATATACCCTGCGTAACCGTCCTGAATTGTTGAAAGCCTATCGTGATGGCTCCTGGGATATACTGGCAGGTGCCGATATTGTGATACAGGACCGATGGATTGATAGAGCAAATGAAAATAAATTTCATATACCCATAAGAAGAGTTATCACTTGTGATCCAGCTAAATATGGTGATGATGAGACAGTTATCTATGGTATGGAAAATACCAGGATAGTAAAACCACCCCGGATATTTGGTAAAAAAGATGAGTATTATATCGCCAATGAAATGGAGAATATGGGTTTGGATTTTAGGCCTTCTCTTTATATAGTTGATGGTATAGGGATAGGTAGCGGAGTGGCTTCTATATTGAGCAATAAGGGACTGCCGGTTCTGGTGATAATGAGTTCGGAGAAACAGGAATCAGGAGTGCCTAAACAATTTTTAAACCGGAGGTCGCAAATATGGTGGTATGCCGGACAACAGTTCGGTGATAATGAGGTAGAACTCCATCACAAAGATCAGGAGTTAAAGAGGCAACTTACCGTTCCCCGATATACCTATAAAGGTGATAAATTTATGATCAGATCAAGGGATGAGATTAAAAAGAGTTATGGTAGGTCCATTGATAGAGCAAGTGCTTATGTAATGGGACTTTGGGGACTTCAGTACGCTACTGAAGAAGAACCGGCAAGAAAACCAGAGGATTTCTTTACTGATGAAGATTTAGGTGCGGATTTTATGAGTGCTTGACAAAATAAATAAAGTATGATATTAAATAGGAGATAGTAAAATTGTCAAAATCAGATGATACAATCGAAAAAATAAAAAAATTATTAAAGGAGATATTAGAAAGAAGCCCCGATTTTACTGGTAATATCCGACTAAATTTTTACAAAGGCGTTTTGTCAAGTATGAATAAATCGGAAAAAGTTAAAACTGAAGTTTAGAGACCACCTGAAACCCAGAAGCTCTGATGAGGAATCATTGGGGCTTTTTTTTATTGAAAAAATGCCAACAATAACAAAACCGAAGGAAGAAACAAAAAAAGAAACAAAAGAAGAATCAGAAGTAGCCTTGGTGGGTAAACTACAAAAGTTTTGGCGGGAAGCAGAGGAAGGGAATGCCAGTTGGTTAGATAGAGCCATCAAAAATTATGACTTCTATTGTGGGAAGCAATGGGATCCTAAAACTTTGGCTAACCTGAAAAAAGAGAAAAGGCCTGCCCTTACCATTAACCATATTCTACCTACGGTCAATCTTTTATCGGGAATGGAAAGAGAAAACAGAAATGATATTCATGTACTTCCGAGAAAAGGTGGAAATAGAATGTCTGCTGATGTCTTCACCGGGCTGTCTAAACATTCTATGGACTTATCTAACGGTGAATTTGAGCAATCAATGCAGTTTTTAGATGGTGGTATAGGAGGGAAAGGTTGGATAGGGCTGGATATTTCTTATGAAAAAGACCCCATCAATGGGGATATTACCATAGGAAGAAATTCTTCTTTTGATATAAAAGAAGATCCCAATGCCAAGACCTATGATTTGAATAAATCTGCCAAATATATAATCCGTTATTACTGGGGAGATAAGGAACAGGCTTATTTGCTCTATCCCAAAAAATCAGAAGAATTAGCAAAATACTTGGAAAGTTATAGCGGTGAAGATGCTTTTGAAATGACCCCGGCAAAACAGACCGATACCGATATGTTAAGGCCTTCTACCTATCGCTACCGTATAAAAGAAACCTGGTGGAAATCTTACAAAAGACAATTATTCTTAATCGATAAGACAAATCTTATGTTTATCCCTGCTCACAAATCTCAAGAACCAGTCTTGGAGGCACTTCTTACTAAAGACCGGGAAATGGCAGAAAAAGAAAAGAGACCATTAAGATATAACACCATCGAGAGGGTAATCCCAGTTATGAATGTTACCACCACTATGGGAGATGTTGTTTTGGAAAATATAGAAGATCCCTTCAGTGGTTTGACTCTATTTCCCTATATAAGATTCTGTCCTTACTGGTCAGATGGTTACACCTTTGGAATTGTAGATAATTTAATATCTCCTCAAGAAGAGGTAAACAAAACTTCCTCAGGGATATTACATATATTAAATCGTACCGCTAACACCGGTTGGCTGAATAAGAAAATTAGTGGAGCAGTTACGAAGGTCTTAGAAACATTTGGATCGAAAGCAGGGATAGTAATTGAATATAAAGATGTGCCACCTACAAAGATAGAACCAAATACCTTACCTGCCGGACATTTTACTCACAAAATAGACTCTGTTCAAAACATAAGAGACATATCCGGTGTAAATACCGCCAGTGTGGGAGCAGGAACCAAAGAGGAATCGGGTATAGCAATGTTAAGGAGACAGAGACAGGGAGCAGTTATATCGAATGTAGTTTTTGACAATTATAAACTTACTCAACAAATTTTCGGTGAAACCTTAATAGAGTTTATCCGGCATACCAACGTTTATTCCCCCAGCGAAATAGCCGAGATATGTATTGAAGAAAAGATAAAAATAGACCCTAATCAGTTAGCTAAGGCAATACGCTCATTTAGAGTAGGCCATTACGGCATCAAAGTTTCTTCCAGGCCTTCTACTCCGACTATACGCCTGGCTAATTTTGAAATGTTAGCCAGACTGGCCGAAATGGGTATGCCTATACCAATTGATATTTTACTGGATAGCATGGATATTCCTCGAAAAGAGGAAATAATCCAAAGAGTTAAACAGCAACAGGCACAACAGATGCAAATGCAACAGCAAGGACAAGCACAAAAAGGAAGAGCATCACCACCGAAGCAGCAAAGTCTTGTAGGGAGAGCGATGTAATGCCATCTAAAGAATATTACTGGAAACATAGAGAAAAGTGTATAAAAGAATCTCTAAAGTGGCAAAAAGACAACGTAGAGGCTTGTAAAAAATCTGATGAAAAGTGGAATGAATCAGAAAAAGGTAAGATAGCACATAAAAATTTTCGAGAAGCTAATCCAGAAAAATGTAAAAAATGGACAATGAATTGGAAGAAAAATAATCGTGAAAAGGTAAATAAAAATGATAGAGATTGGCGAAGTAAAAATCCAGAAGCTTATAAAGAATCTCAAAAACGATTTCAAAAAAATAATCCAAAGAAGATGAAAGAATATTGGCGAAAACATGAATCCAAAAGAAGAGCTTTAGGGTTTGAACCTTTAAATAAACCCTTCGAAAATTCAGAAGCTCATCATATAAGCCAAAATTTGGTAATTTATATACCTATAAAAATCCATCAGAATATTTCTCATTGCATTTGGACTTGGAAAAATATGGATAAAATTAATAAACTTGCAATACAGTTTGTTTAAATATTTCCCTAACCGCAGGGTGAAAAGCGGGAATAACCTCTGACCTCAGGGGCGAGAAAGGAGGGTTGAACATGGAAATAAAGGATGAAAAGGGGCAAGAAACTCAAGATAAAGGTGAAGGAAAAGAAAAAACCTATACTCAGAAAGAACACGATGGAGTAATTAGCGATTTGCAGAAAGAAAGACAATCACGCCACGATTCGGATTTTAAATTTTCACAATCTCAGAGCCAGTTGGAAGCTCTCAAAAAAGAGAATGAAGAATTAAAAAGGAAGTCTGAAGAGAAGGAAATTAAGAAATCTGTAATCGAGGGCGAGGACGAAGATGTCTTAACTAAAAAAGACGGTAGAGATATTGAAACAAAAGTTATGACCAGTATCGAAAAAGCACAAAAAATAGTTAAGGAAAGAGACGAAAAAGAAAGGCTGGAAGCTAATTATCAAAAATCTCTCAGGGCTGCACGGACTAAATATCAAGATAGAAAAGATATAGGTTTGGACTTTGAGACAGTTCGTCAAGCTGCACTTAATCGTATTGGTGGTAGAAAATATAAACAACTGGACATTTATACCGCCGATAATCCAGGTGAAGAACTTTATCAAGAAGGTCTAAAAGACCCCGAAATGAAGGAAAAACTTAAATTAGTCAAGAACGAAGAAATCCTTGATGCCATGGGAAATCGCAAGGTAGATAAGAAGGGCTTAACCGGCGAAACCAAAAAATATGGATTCCATTTCTATACAGCTGACGAAGTTGCTGCCATGAAACCGGAAGAAGCCTTAAAAGTAAAATCAGACATAGATAAATCTATGGAAAAATGGTAATAGGAAGGTAATAAAATACTGATATAGTTCAAGGATACTCTAACTGTAGAGTAAAAAACAGGGTTAATACTTACTACAAGGCAATGTAGGAATACTTCACTCCGAAGGTAAATGGAGGGTACGTAAATTAAATTAAGAAAGGAGTGAAATTAAATGTCTATGAGAGACGCAATACCTGTAATTTTTGCGGCAACATTACTTCAAGAGTTAAAGAATAAACTCGTATTTGGTAAGATTGCTTTCAAAAAACACAGCGGAGAAATAAAGGAAAAAGGCGATAGGATAAAACTAAAAGGCTATGGTGGAATAACTATCAATGATTATAACCCTGGTGATAAAGACTGGGACGCAGCTCATCCAAACGGAATTACTTACGAAACTCCGGAAGCTGCTGCCATGTTCCTGGATGTTGACCATGCCAAGGATTATGGAATTAAGTTACATGATATTACAGAATTACAAAGTGATCCTGCTGCCCGAGAACATTATGCCAAAAAAGCTGGTTATGGATTGGAAGAAGAAGTAGATAAATATATTGCCAGTTTGTATAGTCAGTCAGCTTTAGGAGCTTACGTTTTAAAACATACTGGAATGACTACTGCTCTTATAACCAGTTATATAGGTGAATTAGGGCTTCGTTTAAAACATGTAAATGTCGAGGATAAATGGATTGCATTCCCACCTTGGGTAAGTTTAAAATTACAACTTGCCGGTATAGTTCAAGCTGAAGATTTAAAAGGTGAACTTAAAAATGGGTTTATCGGTAAGATATTACATTTCGATATGTATGAATCAAACAACTGTCCTGAGTTAGATCCAGTTACTGCTGGGCAAAGACGTAATATCATTATGGCTGGTTCTTACCAATCGATTGCCTTTGTTGACCAGATGACCGAGAGTGAAAGTCTTCGTTCACAAGGATACTTCGCTGACCTTATCAGAGGACTTCACGTCTGGGGTGCAAGAGTAGTTAAACCAAAAGAGTTGTTCTATCTTGACTTAGAAGAAGCACCTGAGATTGCGATTTAATTTGTTGTTAATATGAGGGGAGATAAACTCCCCTCTGGAATTTAATAAGAAAGGAGATAAAAGTAATGGCTTATATAAACGTACCCACTAGTACAGATTTAGTAAGAAATGGCATTAAGATACTAACAGTTGTTGCAGCTACCTGTAACAAACACGATGATAATGCTGCTGCCTTTACCATTCAAGACGATGGAGCTTACAGGATAACTCTTACTGGCATCGGTACTGCTTTTGCTACCGGCGATTGGATTGTTATTAGAGGTTCAAGAAGTGACGCGGCCCATGCACTCGGCAAGGATGAAATCAACAACGATGGTATATATGAGGTCGAACTAAGTGAAAATGAAGGCTGGATTGAAGTAGTAAAACCAGTAGCACCGATGACATGGAAAGTATATGCTGATGGTGCTGCTGCTACAACTTACGATGAGATAGACACATTTATTCTGCATCCGACCAAGAGAATCGAACAAATTTGTGTTTTTCTAATTAATAGTGCTACTACCATTGTACAGGTTTGTTTTGCACCTGGTCCTTTTTGGGCTGCCTCGATTAAAACTGGTATACCTCCAATACAAGGTTCGCCAGCTGCTACTGCTAGTTACTTGTTCCAGGTAGAGACTGCAAAATACTTGCAGACAAAGTCGGAAGTATTATTAGGAACAGCAGGAGAATCTGACGAAGTAAATAGAAAGGGAACAATACTAATGCACGTAATGCCAGCTGCTGCTGTGGATGGGACTACGGTAAGCGTAGGTTTGATCCAACTGTACTAAAAAAATGAGGGGGAGGACTTTTGTCCTTCCCCTTTGTTAGAAGGAGAGAATATGTTACTTGAAGGAAAGAATATGCTCTTTTTTGGGGCTGAAAAGAATCTGGTATTAAATAGCAAAAAGACACATAAGATAATAGCTCGATTTAATGAAAATGGTAGTTTTGAGACAGATGATCCAGTTTTGATTGAAAAAATGAAACCTTATTTTAAGCACAGATTAAAAGCAAAGAGTAAAAAGAAAGGCAAGACCTTTGAACAGATGTATGGGAAAAAGAAAGCAAAAATAATGAAAAGAAGAATAAGTAAGACTTTGAGAGGAGAGTGAGTTAAATGGGTGAAAATCAGACCGTGATAACAGCAGCAGAATTAGAACTCAGAAGTCGTCCTATGGCGAAAATTATGACTATTGCAGCAGGTGAAAGCATATCTACTGCGGTGGATAAATCTCATCACAGCCATATTGCTATATTTCTACCCGCAGACTGGACTACCGCAGGTATAACATTTTTGGGTAGTGAAACTTTTGATGGTACTTATGTCCAAGTATTGAGCGCCACCGATATATCGGAAGTCGCTATCCCCGCTGTTGTCGCAAGTAAAGTTATTGTTTTGGATACGGAATTTCTTGAAGCGTTGATCGCTATTCCGTTCCTAAAGTTAAGATCTGGAACTTTACTTATCCCTGTCAATCAAGTGGCAGAGGCAAGTATAAATATAATTTTAAGGAGATGATAAAATGGCTAATCAAACAGTAGTAAGTGCCGCCGCAATATGGCAGGCACTATTTGACACATTAACTGGGAATAATAACCAAATGGATTTCACACAATCCGGGGAGTGTTATTTTGTTGATGGAAACGCAGGATTAGATACTAATGACGGTTTATCTTGGGAAACTGCTTTTGTAACACTTAACCGTGCAATACAAGCAAGTAATGCTAATATTGCTGCATTACCCAAAGGCTGGGCTTCTCGAAACAAAATCTATGTCAAAGGAGATAGACTTGACGAAGATTTAACCACGTTCCCCAATAAGTGTGATGTAATCGGAGTAGGCTCTTGTGATGCCTACATTGGAGCAGGGATAATTGGAAACCATGCACCTACCAATTCTGGTAACTATGGAACAAGATTTATTAACATAAACTTTTTCCCTCAAGCTTCAGGTACGGATATTGTGATACTAGCAAGTACCAGTTCTGGTGTAGAATTTCATGGATGTACCTTTATAGGAGTATGGCATGCTTATACACCAGCTAGTGCTATTGATTCGACAGCAAGTCCTCAACTTATGATTTCAAAATGTAGATTTCTAGGAGGATTTACTGGAGATGTTATTGATATAGGTGCTGGTGATGCTAGTGGAACAAAAATCGTCGATAACGAAATAGTAGGTGGAGCAGATAACGGGATAGTAATTACTGGTGTGGCAACTATAGGAACTGGATCTGCTGGTGGAGCTATGTCTCGTGGATTAATCGCAAGAAATAACATCCAAGTCGCAGACAAGGTAATAGATAGTAGAGCTACAAGCATCTTTAATGTTGTAGACAATAAATGTATTAGTGGAGAAGTAATCGGAGCATTATCCTATGTTATTGACTTGACCTATGCCTCCGGTAACATAATCACTGGTGCTGACAGAGTAGTAAGTGTACCTAGCTCGCTTATCACAGTAAAGGCTACTCCTGTTACCGCTGGTAGGACTTATTATGTTCACAAAGGCGGGGATAATGCTGGTGGTTTGAGCTGGGCTCATGCATTTACCACAATAGCTGCTGCTATTGCTGCTCATACAACATACAGGGCAACTATTTCTTCTGCTCAAAAATCAATAAATAGTTACATATATATAGCACCTGGAACCTATGCAGAAGCTCTCACTTCTTTACCGTTTTCTTGTACTATAATCGGATTGGGTATTCCAGGAACTGATAAAGCAGTTTTAATTAAACCCGCTGCTGGTGCTTGTATTACTGGAACAGTATCAGGATTAAAACTTATCAATATAAGATTTGAAGCTGTCGGTGCTGTTAATCTACTTGATTTTGACATTAGTAATAATGTTGAAATCTTAGATTGCGAATTTGAATGTGGAGATACTGCTAATTTAGCTGCTATTTCTAATACAGGCGGCGGAAAATTTATGACTATAAGAGGTAACAAATTTGGTAGTCAAATAGCTGTTCCTGGATTTAGTTATTGCCTGAAATTTACATCTTGGTTTAGTGCTGCTCTAATAGAAGATAACGTATTTGATGGTATGGATGCTGTGGGAACTGCAATATCTATACATATTAATAGCGTAGGTTATGGTGCTGTAATCAGAAATAACATAATTAGACTTAATGGTGCTGGGGTAGGAATAGATGATAATGCTGATGATGCTATGGTTATAGGTAATAAAGTATTCCACGTTGGTGGAACACCTTATGACATAAATGCAGCATTATCTATGAATAATAGAGCAAATGATAATGGCACAGTTACCGAAGTACCCGATTTAGCTCAATACTAATTAACCAGGTTTTGCGGTTGTCCGATGATACAACCGTAAATATCCTATGCTTTAACGAGGAGATTATATGCCTTATAAGGCGAGAAAGGTAAATGGGTGGAAAGCTGTAAATAAACGGACTGGTAGGGCTATGAGCAAAAAAGCAAAGAGTAAGAAAGCAGCACAAAGGCACGCTCAAGCTTTGAATATTAACGTGACTTTAAAAGAACGCCATCCGAAACTTTATAGAAAAGTAAAGAGAAAATATCCGGTAAAAAGAAAAAGGAAAAAGAGATGAGTTATTCAAAAAGAAAAAAAAGGACTGGTAGTGGTCCTTATAAAGGGAGCTATCAACGTAAAAAATATGGGATAGGCAGAAGAAGAAAAGCTGGAATAAAATGTCCTAAAAGTAGGTGAAAGGGTAAAAAATGATAGAAAAAACTATTCTTGCTTATACAGCAGGTCTATTAGATGGAGATGGGTGTATTCAAATAAGTAGCGTTGAGCCTAATAATAAAGGCACACAAAAGACAAAGTACCATAATCTTAGCGTGCAAATTACAAATACAAACAAAGAAGTAATAAATTGGCTTAAAGATATATTTGGTGGATTTATTACAAGTAGGTATAGTCTTCCTAGTTCAAGGAAGGACTGCAAAACTGGCTTTGTTTGGCATATTGCGACAATCCAAGCTAAAGATTTTCTCGAATCAATTTATCCATATCTTATCATAAAAAAGAAACAGGCTGACCTTGCTATAAGATTTCAAGAGAATAAAAAATCTATGAGAAAAAAAGAAATAAATTTTAAACTCAAAGAAGTTGTCAAACGGAACTGGTATCAACAAGAAATTAGCAAATTAAACGGAGGAAAATTAATAAGTGATATTAAAAAGTGAACTGATTAATTGTGTGAATGAAACTTTAAATAGGAAATATGCTGTCGATGGGACCGAACTGGATGCTAAAATTACTTCTACATTGAAGGATCTTTCCAAGAGAGGGAATTTTTTGACCGAGGAGAGCGAAAGAAAAACTATTGCTGACCGGGCTTTCTATTCAATGCCTGACCATTATAAAGACCGCTTACTGATAATGATTGATGATTACTACCCTCTCGGATGGGAAACCTTTAAAAATTACCAGGAAGAACGTGCTTTAAGTCCTAACGATACGGGTCCTCCTCAAGTATTTTGCAAGATGAATAAATTTTATTATCTAAGACCCACTCCTGATTCGGCTGATTATACCATAAGGCAGTTTTTTGCTTGTTATCACCCTGAAAAGATAACCGTAGATGAGGTAGAGTATGAGGCCTGTGATTATATACTTTTCAATGACATTTATCGCCGAGCAATAGAATTAAGATTAATTTGGGAAGTGGCTATGGGATTAGAAATGTATGATACAGCTCGGGAATATATGACATATTACACGAGAGATGAGATTCCCAGCTTGTTGGCCAATATTGATGAGGATCCGGTTATTGCTGAATATCCTGATGATTAAAGAGATTTTAAAAAATAAAAAGGAGTGATTAAATATGGCTTGGGATCATAGATATGATGTCAATACCCCAGCGGGTACTGATGACCCTAAAGAAGGAGACGATAGAATACGAGAGGTTAAGGCAGCTTTACAGGAAAGGATTGCCAAAGACCATTACTTTCCCAAAACTGGTAGTGAAGTCAGCGATGAGGACGCTGGAGAACACAAGAAAGTTACATTAAGAACAGGAGATGCTCCTACTAAAGCAGATGATAAAGGTCATATTTACGCTAAAGATGTTAGTGATAAAGCAGAACTTTTTTATATTGATGAAGATGGTAATGAGGTTCAAATAACTACTGGGGGATTGGTTAAATCATTAGCACCCAAAATTCATAGTGCTGTTGGCTCAACTAATATATCTACCACTTCTGTAAGTCTCGTTGATATGGCTAATGCGTCAATCACCGCAACCTTTCCAGCAGGAAAAGTCTTGATTAATTTTAATTGTACACTCAGAATAGCTGGTGATGATCTCTCAATCATTGCAATAGATGTAGATGGGACAAAAATCAAAACATCTGCTTACGTGAACGCACCTTATATTGCTCATCATTCTATAAGTATAAGGTGGGTAGAAACACTTACCGCTGGTGAACACACCATAAAAATACAATGGTCTACAGCAGCATATAGCACATTATACCAAGATGGTGCGACATATAAAAGAATCTTAACAATATTAGAATGTAGATAAGGAGTTATCGTGCCAAAACAATTATTTGCAATTATGTCTCCCACAATGGGAAAAAGAGAAGATGTTCCCTCTATTCTTTTAGAGAAAGTCTTTACTACCGATAATGAAAATTCTTGTATAAGATATGGGGAAATTCATCGAATAAAGATGAGATTGAAAGAACTACTTACTACCTCTGCCGACACAGAGGTAGACGTAGAATCCAGTCCTGGTGGCGACAATAAAGTATTAGCGGTTACTGCTACTACTGATTTTGCGATTGGTGGAGAAGTTCTTGTTGATGAGGGCGAATCCCACGAATATACTTATACTATCGATTCTATCGATGATGGCGTTTCTTTAACTATGACAGAGGTTTTAGCCTATACACACGAGATTGGTGAAACAGTTACCCAGGCAGAATTGAATAAAATCCAAACTCCTGATGGTTATCCTGTACTTCGTTATCATTTATTTGTTAAAAGACAAACGGGAACAGAATATCTTTTACTCTTTACCAAAAAACACATCTATCTATGGACAGGCGTATTAGAGGAAAAATTCGAGTGTTCTGCTTTTTGTGAGAGTTGGGAAGTGGTTTCCTACAATGATAAAGTAGTGGCTACCAACAATGTAGATCCAGTTTTAGTCTGGGATGACATTCCAGGAGATGGTTTTATTTTTTTAGATGACCCTGTTAATGGTATTGAATACGAAACTGGTGTTTATCTCACTGCAGCAAAACATCTAATAATCTTTGAGAATTATCTGATTTTAGGAAATACAACTGAAAATGCAGAAGTCCATTCTCAGAGAATACGTTGGAATGCTATCGGGGATGAAGTGCAATGGATAACTGGGACTTCTGGAAGTAAAGAAGTGGGAGAGGCAGATTTTATAACGGGATTTGGTATATGCCAGAGTTATTTATTTATATTCAAGAAAATAACTTATTATAAAATGTGGCTCGTACCACTTCCTTTAATATTTAATGTGGATCTTGTATCCAATAAAATTGGTTGTCTGTCCAGTCATTCGATTATAAATGATAAATATGGTAGATTATTTTTTTTGGCTTCTGATTATACAATCAAGGAAATAGGATATGGAGAGATTTCTGCCCTTATTGATAAAACAATAAAAACTATTACTCCTGCTTATGCTCATCTTGTTGAGTCTACATTTATCGATAAGAACGGAGAACTCTTGTGGGCTATACCTTTCAATAGTTCTACGAATAATAAAGTAATATCTTTTAAAAATGGTAAGTGGAACGAATATGATTTAGCAATAAATTCTTTCGGAGATTACAAAAGACAAATTGCCCATACTTGGGATACTTTACCCTTTGATACCTTTGATAGTTGGGGTTGGGACAAATGGAATGTTCAAGACCCCGAAATAGGTTTTGAAATAGAACTTGGAGCAGATTATTTAGGTTATAGTTATGCTTTATTTGATAATGAAAAAGATGACGAAGAAGATTATTCTGGATTTTTTGTCCTTTCTACTGATCTATATAACAAACAAGGGTTGTCTTTTAACAAAAGACTACTGGATTTGAATATATACGTTAGGAAAGAAACAAAAGGAACGCTAATCATAGAAATAAAAAGAGATCACGAATCAACTTGGCAATCTGCTGGAACTGTCGGCCTAACAGGAGATGAGGAAATTTTAATCAAGCATTTGCCAGTCGATTACAGGGCGAAACATTTCCTAATCAAAATAAGTGGTGAGAATAGATACCGTTTTATTGGAATAATGTTTAGTTATATGGTTGTGGGAGAAAGATAAAATGAGAACACCGAAGTCTTTAATATTACCAAATTTAGAGAACATTGAAGACGAGAAAATAAGAGGAATATTTGAAAGGTATAATAGAATTTTATCTGAATTAGTAATTTATTTGAATACCGATATTAGTGAATTGCTTAAAAGAATTGAAGATTTAGAGGCTTAAAGCACTTGAAACATAGAATGTATAAAAAAGTAATAGAATGTTGCGACTATCGTTGTCCTTTTAGTGTTTGTGATGGAACAACGGGGACTCGAGATAGATTTTGTTTAAGGACAAAACGTAAAATCGGGAAAGAGGATAAACCATTTCCAAAATGGTGTTCATTAGAATGGAGCGATTAAGATTACAACGGGAATCGATTAAAAAAATTGAAGATTTGGAGAGTTCATAATGGAGAAGGAAAAGAAAGATAAAGAAGAGAAAATTAAGCCAAATGAAGTTTATATTATCAATAAATTAAATTTTGCTACTCAGGCTAATGCATTGGCCAAGATATGTATGACTCTAAAATTTGCCAAAAGAGAACCCATCAATCCAGATATATTTATGGACTACATAACTGTATCTTTAGCTCTTGGTAATTGTATTATTTTAGTCACTTTTAATAAAAAAACGAAATTAAATACTTGTATAGTTATGCTCCTAAAAAATAATCCGATTAAGGGAAAAGTCCTTTGGATAGAGTGGGCCTGGACTGATGGAAAAGACCTTAAATTGGGGAACAAAGTTTTTGAAAAAGTGGAAGATTTAGCTCAAAGATTAGGAGCTAAAAGAATTGCAGGAGCAATGGAAAGAGGGATAGAAGCTGTTTATAAAAAATATGGACTTAAACAAGCTTATATTGTAGTCGAGAAAATAGTCGAGAAATCAGAGAAAGAGGTGAAAACTGATGTGGAAAAAAATTAAAAGAATTATAAAGTCTGCAATATTGATGTCAATAGGCATCTGTTTTGCCAAGGGAACTTACGAAGAGGGACCGGAACCAGAATTGCTGACTACTCCGGAGGGAGAAGCAGCATTAGAGGAACTCATAGAATTGGCAGGTACTACGCCGACTTTACCTGGCGTAACGTTGCCTCCTTTTCCAACTTTACCTGGCATATCAGCACAAGAAAAAAGATTATTAGGCTATGGCATGTCTGCGATAGAAAAATTAGTAAGTGGAGTAATGCCAGAGGCCTTTGGAATGGGAATGGAGAAGATTAAAAGTATATTAGGTGGGGAATACGATCCTCTTACTTCTCCTTATTACACCGGGCTTAAAGAAGAGACAGCCAGATTTGAAGAGAAAGGCATAAGTGATATTAGACAAAGAAGTCAATTAGGTGGGATGCTTTATAGTGAGCCGGCAATGGGAGCAGAGGCAGAGTTTAGAGGTGTATTGGGAACTGGTTTAACTAAAGAGTTAGGCAGGTTATACGAAGCAGATATTGGTAGACAAGCAGGTATGATTCCTCAATTATTAAGTTACGCTGGGCTTGAAGCCGGTATGCCTGCACAGGCTTTGGCAGGAATTGGTGCATTAGCGCCACTTGCAGGGGTAGAAAGAGGTATCACTACTCAACAGGCTTTAGGTGGTTTTGGGGTAGGAACTCAACAGGCTTTAGCTGATTGGCAGGTAGGAACTCAACAGGAACTATTCCCTTGGACGCATCAAGCACCTATATTGCAAAGTATTGCTGATTGGGGAACTTGGTATCAGCCAGAAATGCTTTATAAACCCGGACCTTTTGATTGGTTATTAGGTTTAGGATCAGCATGGTTAGGTAAAAAATAAGGAGGCGACGTTAAATGCGAGTTCTGTCATTTCCTAGTGCTTACGGACAGGGGGAACGACCCTACGACATCTTTAAGGATAGGATGGCCGCAATAAGTTCTATTGTAGGTGGAATAAAAAATATAATTGCCAATAAATATATCAATAAACAGAATGCCATGATTGCCGAGAATATCCAAACCGCAATCGATGAGCAGAAAGCCATTGATTTATCTAATTTAATTATGGGTTCTCCACCAGAGGAAATTTACCCTGCTAATCTTGAGGATATGGTAGGCCAGTTTATAGATAAATATGCTATGGGACCAATGATGAAAAAAGAGATAATGACCGGAGGTTTACCTGCTCCCGCGGCTCAAACTGGTGTTCCGAGTGGTGTAATTCCAACTGGTACACTTCCAAGTGTAGCTCCAACTGCAATGCCTACAACTACACCAACTACCGAAACGATGATACCAAAGATGGACATCTACCAAATATACAATGCGGTAAAAGATTTACCGACTGGTGAGATAAGTTGGGATAATATTTATAAAAAAATGACCGAGAAAAAACCTTTCTGGATGGGAACCACGGGCCCCGAGCAATACGTATTAAATCAGATGTTAGAACAAGTAAAAGACCCTAGAGCTAAAATAGAAAGTGATATAAACCTGGCTAAATTAGTAGAAGAAACCTTTGCTCCAGAGGAAGCAAAAAGACCTGGCAAATATCCTTATACAGAAGAAGAAGTTAAAGAATATGAATTATATAAGAAAAGCCTAGAACCGCCAGAAGAACAAATAGATTTTGATAAATTAAATGAATTTTTAGAAGCCAATAATATGAAATTAAGTGGAGTGAGTGTTAATCCTAAAACTGGTAATTTATCTTATAGTTTTGGTTCAAAGAGCATTGAAAAGTCTTGGGGAGAGTTTCTCGGAGAAGCAAACGAATTTATAAAGCTCAATCCTGATTATGAGGTAACCTCTACCAACCCGAAAACAGGAAGTGTGACTATAAGCAAGAAAGGTGTTGGAGTTGCTGAAACAAAACCACCAACTTATACCACTGCTGAAAAAATAGAAGAAGGGTTTATGGAGAAAGTAGAAACCATACAAGATTTTACCAGTGAATTAAACAGACTCAAAGCTTTAAAAATTGATGTCTCGATGTATGAGACTACAGAATATTTTGCAGAGTTAATGAAGAAAAAACATAGAGAAACGGTGAGTTATATTAAATATGCTTTTGATAAAATTACCGCTGGGGTTGGGGAAGAAATACATGAAAAAAGCGGGAAAAGTTACAGGAACCTCTATAGAGAATATTGGGATAAAGCAAATAACTATGACCAACAATACTTTATGGTAACTGGTGAACATTTACTAAAGGGAGAATAAATGAATATTTGGGAATATATAAAAACTATAGAAGGGAAGGAAGAGGAAGAAAAAAAAGAGCAGCTAAAAGCTGTTTCAGGTGGCGGTGGTGCAGTAGGGGTAATTGAGAAGGAAGAAGAACCTGAAGATCCGTTGGTATTGCTCAATGAATCCATCGAGGATAAATATAAAGAATTTACTAAACTTCAAAAAACACTTTCTGCATTTACCTTAGAGGGAATACCTCAAGCGATACAACCAAGTATTGTAGCCAACTACAACAAACAGATTGATAGATTCAATTCTCTGATTGGTGAATTACAGATTAACATTGCCGAGAGAGACCAGATACAATCTACCTTGAAGAAACAAGATTTTGTAAAAAGAAAGCAATTTGGAATTTACCAACCCCAACCTGAAGTAAAACCTCAACCGCAGGAGAGCGGATTGAAAGATATATGGGACGCTTTTAGATTGGGTGCGAGTGGTATGTTTCATAGATCCAAACAATATTTTTCTTCTGCTTTGCCTAATATGATATTCCGAGACTTGACAGTTAATGATACGGTATCTCAATATGCTGGTATGACTGAAAGTCAAGTCGAAAAACTGAATATTGAAAATAGAAAAAAAAGAGAATCTTACAAAGAAGGATACATAAGAGGAGAAAGTAATTATAACCTATGGCTTCAGAAAAATCCCGAACTACAACCTCGCGAAGAGTGGGAAAAGGGGGTTATCGAAACCATAAGGGAAAATCCCAAAATATTAACTAAACCTGCTTACTGGGGATATGTGGCAGCCGAATCCGCAGCCTTTACTTTAGGGGTAATGGGGACTGTTTTAGCCACTACAGCGGTAACAGGAAATCCTTTAATCGGTTTAGCTTCAGGTGTTTTGATTGCGACTCCCATGCAAACTCAAGAACTTTATGAAGATTTAATTGATAATGGTGCAACCAAAGAACAGGCAACAAAATTAGCTATGCCCATCGGTGGAATAATTGCTGCTGTTGAAGTGATGGGAGATTTACCTATTCTTGCTTCTGTATCTGCTCCATTTAAAAAATTATTATTTGGGAATATAAGAAAAGGAGTGGTCAAGTCAGCAACAGGATTCTTAAAGAGAGGTATTAAAAGAGCTGTCCTCATCGAATTTAGTGAAACATTAGAAGAAGTTGTGCAGGGTGCTATTCAGGACGCAACAGTAAAGACGGTAAACGAAAACAGGGATATGTTAGAGAACATCCCTGAAACTGTAGTACATACTTTGATAGCAACAGCTCCTTTTGCTCTGGTAGGTTTGGGGTCAGAGGTTCAGATTAATAAACAGTTACAGGAGAAAATAACAAATGTTAATTTCTTAAATGCAGTAAGAGTCCAGTTAGAAGAACAGGGTTTTATACCTCGAATGGAAGCGGAGGTATATGCTGCCGAACCTGAAAAATTGACTCCCAAAGAACTTGAAGCTAAACGTGAAATGCTACGAGGACGTGGAGTCAAAGAGGAATTGCTTACCGATGAGTTTGTTAAGATAGCCAGAGTTACCGAGATTCCTAAAGTTAAGGAAGAGAAGGTTGAGGAAGAAATGACCCCTGAGGAGTTGGAAGAACTTAGAGTATTAAGGGAAGCAAGGGTTGTCCCAGAGGAAGAGATAACCAAAGAGAAAGTGTTGGAGAAAGTTAAACCTGAGGCAAAATACCAATTACCAGCTATAACTGGGATAAGAACTGAACATCCAATACATTTTTATGTGAAATCTGATGTTATTAACAAATTTAAAGATGCTAAAACTTTCAAAAGGAATATAGAGAAAGCAAGGAAAGTAGTTATTTCGGATAAAGAGTTAGACGATTTATCAAATTATAATATTGAAGAAGAGTTCGGAAGTTTGGAAAATTATTATAATTGGGCAAAACAAAACAAAGCTAAAATAAAGGGTGTTAAGGAACAGTATGATAAATTTATTGATAAGTTACCAGTTGATGAGAAAACCAAAGCAATATGGAAAGAAGACCCGGAGAATTTTGAATTAAATTATGGAGATTATTTAAGAAGAGTTAAACCAGAAGTAAAAGTTGAACCAAAGATAGAACCTAAAAAAGAAGATTTTGAAGCTCTAAAAACTACCGATAAAAACAAAGAACTTTTTTATGAAAAATATAATAATGTCTATATAGAGACCAAAGGAAGTTATGATAAATTATTAGAGGAACAAGTTAAAAATCTTAAAGAGGAAGGATTTAAGGGCGTAGAAAAAGGAGGACTTAAAAGAGATGAAGAAGGGAAAGTCATTGGTCGTTATCCTACTGTAAGCAAAAACCCAAAATGGTATAGAGATTTTTATGCACGAGAGAACAAAAAACCGAGCGATGCAGATTTAAGGGAAATAGCCAGAGACCAATTATTAAGAGGGCATATTGAAGATTACGGAGAAGTCTCTGCTAATGAAACATTTATAAAAATTGAAGCACAATTAGATAATTACGAAGCTATATTAAGTGATATCAAAGATGGTGATTATTCCTTCGAGACCCCTAAGAATGTAGAGAAACTTAATGAAAAATTAAAGGAAATGAAGAAGGAAAATAAAAAAATAGTCAAAGATTTGAAGACAGAATTAGCCACATTAAAAGCGGAGAGAGAGGCTAAGTATGTAGGATTGAAAGAAGAAGTGGAGGCAGGAAAAAAAGTTGAAGTCGAAATAGGAATTAAGAAGGGTCTTAAAGTCGCTAAAGCAGAACTCAAAGGGAGGGCAATTAAAGGTATGCCAAAAGCAGAAATCAAGGAAGGCAATAAACTCATTCAGCAGATCCAGATGATGGTTAAAGACAGGGGCTTCACTAAAAAGCAATTTAGTGATATCAAAATGACTCATGGAGGAGCAAGACACCTAACCGGCAAAACAAAGAGAATGACTATTCCCCAATTGAAAGCAGTCTTAAAAGCGGTGGAAAAAGCCAGACCAAGACAAATAGGACACGAGAAAGTTGTTACCCTAAAAACGGAAAAGAAAATCCAATCCTTAAAAGATAATTTGATTGATAAACTACAAATGTCAGAAGAGGCTTATCAGAAAGTCCTAAAGGATGTGGGTATATATAAAGAACCCAAATATGTAGATGCCAAACACTTCATTACAGAGGAAAAGGGCAAGAAATTAATATATAGATTAATTGATGAATCCAACATTTTGAGAATAACTGAGCCATTAAGGATCGCCTTAGAAAAATTTCCTGAGGCAAAGAAAATAGCCGATGAATTAGACAAAAGAATAAGACTTGAAGGAAAGGAAAGGTTAAAAGACCCACATGAGCTGAACAGTATGCGTAAATATATACAGGTTATGGAAGGAATGACCGGTGCAAAGCTCTTTTCGATTTATCAAGATTTGATAGACTCTCATTTAGAAAACAGGGCAGACTTGAATAATTTAATAATGGAATTTGACGAGTATAGAGATGTCATCAAAGATGAGGAAGCCCTGAAAAGAGTAGAAATTTGGATACTTAACAAAAGCACTCTAAAGGGTGTGCCTAAGGTTTCCAAGAAAATCACCGAGGAGGAGATTGCCTTAGCCAAGAAAATTCAAGGTGTGTTAAAAGACTACGAAGTGAGGGCAAGGACTGAGAAATTCTTAGACAATATAGAAAATCTCAAAGGTATGCCTCAATATATCGAATATAGGAAAGAAATTAACAAAGCTAAAGATATTTATGAAAGCAAAGGATACGATGAACTTGTTGACTATATGAAAACCCAAGAGTGGGGAGTAATCAAAAGCGGTTATGACCCCTTGCAGGTTGTGTCAGCTCAAGTGAGATTATATAAGGCGAAGTCCACTACTTTGGGTAAGACTCATATCGAAGTCAGAAAGGATATTGAATACAAGGAACAGGACAAAAATGTAATACAAAGACTATTTTCTTACAAAAGACAGATGGATAATCTGTCAGTTATGCGACTCAAAATAAGAGCTTTTGTAACTTTGACAGAGGAAAATTTAGATAAATTCAAGGATCCCAACAGGGTGAAGACTAATATAGAAGTATTCTTTAGAGAACTAAAAGGTTACGACAGACCGGAGAATTGGTTTGACCGGGGGTTAAACCGTTTATATGCACAGGCTATGACCACGATTATTATGGGCAGTCCCGCCTTATCCTTTAGGAATTTAGGACAGAACATCGGACTCGGACACGATAAGATGATGCTGATTGATCCCAGAAATAAAAACCTTACTCCTGAGGAAATGGATTATTTAGAAACTTACGTTCAACAAGCAGAATTTATGAGGATAGATTGGTTTATGACTGGTGAGAAACCTTTGCCAGGATTAAAATTCTTGACCGATATAATTAAAAAAGTTAATCTATATCCCCGCTCTGATATTGCTAATAGACGTTGGGGATATTGGGCTAAAATCAATCAAGTAAGAATGGCTTTCGATAAAAATGTTTCGCTTGCGAAAAAGATGGAAGAAGCTAAATTTAGCGATATGACTTTGCTTGAACAGAAAAGGGCGTTGGAAATACTGTCTAAGGATGGTCAGAAAGCTATGGAAAAATATGTTGCCAGAGTTTATGTAGATGATGTCCATTTCATATATGAAAGAGCACAAAGAGCGCCTGCCGAGATGGGGAGGATGGGTAGAATAATGGGTAACTTAATGCTATTCCCCAGAGCATACTGGGAAAAGTTAGCCCAACACTCCAAAAAAATGACTGACAAGAGAGCGCCTTTCAGAGAACAGGTGAGGGCTTTTAAAGTCATAGCTTCCGTCCTAATAGGTGGTGCTTTGGTGAGTGTAGCTTATAAAAAAATTACAGGTAGAAGAAAATCCCCTTATGATCCATTTGAATTGTTAGCTTATACACCTGGCGGGTTAGCAATACAAACAATAGGTGCGGTATCAGATGTGTTTACTAATATCGTTCTGGCTTCAAAGGGTGATGAAAAAGCTATGGCTGATTTAACTACCGCTATACCAAATGCGTTAGATATGTTCGTTCCCTTTTATAATTATGCTCTAAGAGGTATTGAAGCTACTACCGATACTAAAAATATAGATAGATTAGCTTTGAGAAAATTGAGAATGTTAATTGATAAAGAATATCAAGTCAGAGGCGGAGCTTATAAATTAGAAAGAAATGCTATGGAAAAATGGCAGTACTTTCTAAGTGGCGCTGGTATAGATGTGGCTATAAAAGAGAGAGAAAAGGAAGAGAGAGAAAAATTAAAGGCAAAACCTAAAATTGAAGAACCTAAAGGATTTGGGGGAAAAGGTTTAATATCTGTTGGTGCAGAACCTAAAGGATTTGGTGATTAATCTCCGAACCCTGCTGGTTCTTTAATAGGAAAATATATTCTTACTTGTGTTACCTGACCAGTTATTCTGTTTAATTTATATATACTTCCTGAACGATTTATTAACTGATATTTTGGGATTAAAAAATAGGCTACTGAAATGATTAATAGAATGATTAAAAAATAAATAATGGAACGGGGGATTTTCATAAGAGAATACCTCCTAACCTTTAATAAAAATGGTAGTTCCTGAAGCGGAATCAGAATAACCATATACGCTGACAATTTGAATCCAAGTTCCACTTCCAGAGATACCACTGGAATTAATAGTACCTTCAAAATAGATAATAGTGGATACAGTTGAACCATAAACATTTAAATAACTTCCGCTGATATTTGCGTTGATGATAGAGTTTTTAAATGTTCCGTAGCCTGTATTCCAGTTGATGAATGGTTGACCGACAATATAAAAATTATAAAGAGTGAGTGAACCATTATTAACAACAATATTACATTTTGCGGTTGTAACTGCACCAATATCAGCAATTTGTGAAGAAGTAGTAAAAGTAGTAGTATTAGTCGTTGTCCAATTACCAGTTAGATCAGTTGCAGGTGTGGTAACTCCACCGCAACCCGATAAAAGGATAGTAAAAATTAAAAATAAAATTAGAATTTTGGGGATTTTACTTAAAACTTTCACACTAACCACCTCCATAACTAAAATATATAACACAAAATTGACCAAAAGTCAAGGAGGATAAAGTAAAAATGGCTTGGACAAAAGTAGATAGAGAAAAAGAGGATTTCACTAAAGTAGATAAAGAAAGAGAAGATTGGACTAAAGTAGACAGAGAAAAAGGGGATTGGGATAAAAAAGATAAGGAGTAAGGAGATGAGGTAATGATTGCAGAATTTATTAATAATTATGGCAAATTAGGAGTGCAAGGCGTATTAGTAATACTTATGGCTTGGTTGGTATGGTATCTAGTTAGAAGTATTATGGGAATGTTTAAAAACGAATTAAAGGAATTGCATAAAGATGGCATAACGAATGCAAGGCTGAATCGTAAGAGTATAAATATGCAAAAGAAATTAATA